GATTCTGTAGTTAGTAAGACAGAGTACGACCTACGGTTTCGCTATTACTCCGAGCTAACAACGCTACCACGTAATGCTTACATAAGTTTAAAGGGTATGCATTTAGAGATTAGCTCTATAGCTAATGTGATGTTAAGGGACCGCGAGATTCAAATGATATGTGAGGAACGATCATGATAGATATTGATTTTAGAACTCACCTACTGTCTAACAGTAATATCAGTAACATGGTAGGAACGGACGTTTACGCTCTCAGACTTCCTCAAGACATTACAACCACGGCCATCGTTTACGATATCGGCGCTGGTTTTCCTCTAGCTCAGATAGGTAGTCTTGAATCTGTTATCAGATATAACGTAACCCTTTCTGTTTATAGTCCTAGCTATGTCTCTATGAGACAACTCTCAGAGCATATAAACACCCAGCTTAACGGTATGACAGGAACTATGGGAGCATCGTCTGTAACAGGTGCCCACGTAGAATCAGCAATCAATACGTATGAAGAAGAGCAGAAGCTCTATCGGAATATACTTATTTTAAACATATACACAAACTAAGGAATATTATAATGAGCGCAATCGCATCTCCATTCCACGGATTAGCTACAGAATTACACATGACTTCGGCTATCGACGGGACTATTGACGCAAGTACAAAGGTCGCCGAGGTATCTTCAGTAGGTACCCTAGAGCTATCCGCTAACATCATCGAGTACAACAGCTACGGCTCTGCATACAAGCAGAAGTTAGTAGGTCAGAAGGACTCTGGTACTCTATCCCTCACTATTAACTGGGTAGCTGGCGACACTAGCCACACTGCTCTTAAAGCTAAGTACGATGCTGGTACTGCTCAGACTTTCGCTGTTAAGTGGATCTCTGGAGCAGAGAACGCTGTGGCTCAGTTTACTGGCTACATTGCTTCATACTCTATCGATACTCCAGTAGAAGACGTAGTAACTGCAAACGTCGAAATAGCTATCGATGGCGCTGTTGCTTTTGATCTTACTACTGTTTAATTTGTACAGTAACTTTATAACGGTCCACTCTACGGAGTGGGCTATTATTTGATTTTTAAATATTTAGGAGACATATCATGTTAGATCGTAAATCAATTTTTAAAGCCGTTGACTTAGACGTGAAAGAAGTCGCCGTCCCTGAGTGGGGAGGGGATGTGTGTGTCAGAGGCTTAACTGCGCGAGAGCGTGACCAGTTTGAGGCATCTATAGGATCTTCAGCTAACCTAGACAACCTCCGCGCACGTCTGGTAGTCCTATCAGTATGTGATGCTGATGGTGAGCGTATATTTAAAGATAGCGACGCTATCGAGCTAGGCAAGAAGAACGCTCAGGTAGTTAACCGCTTGTTCGACATAGCTAGGTCTATGTCCGGTATGTCTGACGAAGACGTGAGCGAACTTGAGGGAAACTAAAACGAGACCCAGCTAGGCGATTTAAGTTCCGCTTGGCTGGTCATCTTGGTATGACCGTCCGTCAGTTAGAGAACAGCCTATCCTCTCAAGAGCTATCCGAGTGGATGGCCTATTACTCTATTGAGCCGTTCGGTCCTGCTAGAGAGGATTACAGGGCCGGTCTCATAGCCGCAACTACAGCAAACTGTGCTGGAAGTAAAAAGGTCCTACAACCTACCGACTTCATTAGTATCTATCAACAACCGAAGTCTATGTCCTTTATGGACCGCAAGAAGATACAAGGTCAGCAAATGGCCCTATTCAAATCATTATCGGAGAAAACAAATGGCTAAAAAGGACTTCATGACTGTTAAGGTCTCAGGCCTTAAAGAACTTCACGAATCTCTTAGAGAGTTAGACTTTGATCTCCAAAAGAAAGTATTAAAGGCCGCCGGTAGATCCGCAATGGAGCCGGTCGCCGCTAGTGTTAGAAACAACGTCCCTAGGGCCACTGGAGGTCTGTACGGGACTATTCGGGTATCAGCTACTACCGATGTACGTAGGTTACGTAAGTCCGGTCGCAAGGCCTCTATGATCGCCTCGGTGTCAGCAGGTCGCGCTAGTAAGAAGGATGGTATGACTGGACACCAAGCTCTTAATATCGAATATGGAAACGCACGAACTAAAGCTCAACCGTTCATGCGCCCAGCTATACAGGGTAGAGAACGCTCTACTATCCTCAGATTCAGAATGCACCTCAGAAAGGGCATAGAGAAGTCTGCTAAAACACAAGCACGTCGAACTACACGTCTATTAAAATAAAACATTAGAAGGGTTAAACATGGCTACTATCAGTCGGCTATCAGTCGATCTGGTGGCTAACAGTGCTAAATTCCGTAAGGATCTAGATAAGGCCTCTAAAGCCGCCGAGGGTTCATTCGGTAAGATGATTAAGTCTGCTAAAGCGGCCACCGCCGCCTTCGTAGCAGTCGGGGCCGTCGCAGGTAAGATATTCATAGAGTCTGCTAAGACCTACGGTAACTTCACAGAAGCACTACAGGACGTATCCGCCAAGACCGGAGCTACTAAGAAACAACTAGATCAGCTATCAGTCTCTATGCGTAACGCCGCAAAAGCTACCAGATTCACAGCAACAGAAACAGCACAAGCTGGAGCATTCCTAGCGCAAGCTGGTTTAAATGTAAGAGAAATTAATGACGCGCTACGCCCTACCTTGGACCTAGCCGCCGCAACGAAAACAAGTGTACAGAATACAGCGAACTTTATGACCAACATCATGAAGGGTCTGGGCATGTCTAGTACTGAACTAGAGAGAGCCGCTGACGTACTAGCAGTAACAACTGCAAAAAGTAATACAAATCTAACAGACCTAGCGACCGCTATGTCTTACGCCGCTCCGTCTGCACGAGCAATGGGTATGGAGATCGAAGAGACCTCTACGCTTATCGGTATGATGGCTAACGCTGGTATAAAAGGGTCTATGGCTGGTACAGCATTACGAGGAGCGTTCTCGTCTCTAGCGACTACTGGTGGCCTCACAGAGAAAGCAATCGCAGACTCTACGGGCGCTATGACTCAACAAGCTAAGACACTCCGAAGACTTGGTGTACACACTAAGGATGCTGAAGGTAAGGTCCGTGGACTTACTGACATTCTTACTGACCTTAAAGCCGCTGGCGGTGATGAGCAAGACATGATCGCTATATTCGGTCGTCGTGCTGGTTCTGCAATGATGCAGTTTATGAATGAAGGTCTGATGGGTGCTGATGCACTTAAGAAGAAACTAGATAACGCACGTAAGGCCGCTGAGAAGATGGCCGCTACACAGATGGATAGCCTCAACGGTGATCTACTATTATTCAACTCGCAGTTAGAAGAGTTACAGATGGTAGTCGCTGAGAATGGTATTAACGATCTGTTTAGGGGAATCACTCAGGCCGCTACTAAGTTCATGAAGAACGCTGAGCCTGCTTTAACGTCTATGGCTAAATACGCTGACGAGATCGCTGTAGGCCTTGGTGTCATGACTGGCGCTATAGTCTTAGTCGGTATAGCCGCATTAACTACTGCTATGTTCGGACTAGCCGTCGCTATGTTGGCTAACCCGATTACATGGATAGTTGGCGGAATAGCATTAATAGGCGTAGGGATCTATAAGGCCATACAGAACATCGATGAGATCAAGGTGGCCTTCCGAAACTGGATTGGTGAGACTAAGAACACTCTCAGCAACCTAGGCCGAATGTTCACTATGGCATTCCTCGATATTCGTGATGGTGTCTTAGAGGTCTACACTAACATGGAGCTAGGGTTTGCTAATTTCAAGCTCGGATTCATTGGGATATTTAACGACCTCCTGACCGAGGCCCTTAAGAAGGTTAACAACTTGTTAGAGATATATAACAAGATACCTTTCCTAGATGATGCTACACCTATTGCGTTTCAAATAGATACCACTCAGGCCACTAAGAAAGTTAAGGACCTAGAGGCTAAGCTACTTGAGATACAAAATAGAAACAATAGCTTCACTCAATCCATATTCACTCCTGAAGTATTCACACCTAAGGAAGAGGATGGCGGTGCTGGTATTGAAGATATAGCGTCTCCAGAAGATAAAGCACTTACAGAACAGGAACAGCTACGTGCTGATCTTGAGGCTAAATCTCAGATCGAAATGGATGCCATGAAGAAACTGTTTAACATGAAGGCGGACTTCGCTCAAATGACTACAGACCTAGCTACTGGTAGCTGGGAAGATGTTATTGACGCTGGCGCTAAAGGGTCTAAGAAGCTACAGATGCTCCAGAAGGCTTCAGCCATTAAGCAGATCATCATGTCTACAGCTACAGGTATAGCGGAAGCACTTAAGCTACCTTTCCCAGCTAATATTTTAGCCGGCGTAAAGACAGCCGCCGCTGGTGCTATACAGTTAAACAAAGTTAAAGGACAGTTCCACGATGGTATCGATAACGTGCCTAACACTGGGACCTACTTACTGGAACAAGGTGAGCGAGTAGTTGATAAGCGTTTGAATAAGGACATGTCCTCATTCTTAGCTAATCAGAATAGTGGTAACGCATCTGTTACTAACAGTCCTACCCTTAACTTCAATGTAACAGGCGGAGACGCGGATAATGTCGAAGCTATGCTACAGAACCACCGTGGTAAGTTCGAGGGAATGATTCGAGATATATATAACGAGTCAGCCCAGAATTCACCATTCTAAACATGAGGGGCCTTCGGGCCCCTTTTCTAATACCAAATTCTAATAGGAGGCTCTAAATGCCATCTCCATTGCTACCGACTAGCCCATCTCCGGTTAGCTATAATATTAAATCAAAGGTTAATAACCTTCGGTCTGAGAGCCTCTCAGGAAAGATCTTGACTAGGAAGGTAGGCGGTCAGAGATTCGAGGCGACTCTCGTGTTCCCTCCCATGAACCGAGGAGCGTTCAACCAGATCCATTCTTTTATTATGGAGCAAGAAGGCTCTAACGGAATCTTTTACATAAAGATCCCAACTTTCGGCAATACTCGGGGTGCCGCTGGTGAATACGTTAACTACAATAATCACGCTAAAACCTACATGGTAAAAACGGGCGGAAGTGATACCTACCCTGATAAGTTAGTGAGTGGTGGTATCTTAGTCCCCAACGAGACTTATATGCGAGTGTCTCTGCGTAACGACTTACAGGTGATCGAGTACGGAACAGATGGCACAGTAAGGTTAGAAATTGACGTAGTGGAGAGACTGTAATGTTGACTCTCGATAACTCTACGTTAGCCGCGATCGGTTCTGACAGCTTCGAGTATGCTTACATCTGCGATCTACCAGCTAACCTACATTTTACAAATCATTCCAAGGATCTTAGTCACAATGGTAAAACCTATATATCTAATGGCCTAGTAACAGGGTTCTCACCTATTACCCAGACTCAGGGGATGAGCCTATCTAGTTACACTCTAACTCTTAGTAACGTAAACATCTCTGTAGCTCAGGGGTACACAGCCGGAAACTATAGAGGCCACACAGCCACCATTTATCTAGCGATTGTAGCTAACGGATCAATAGTCGGTACACCGACCATCTTATATAGAGGGACTCTCGACAGCTTCGCTGTTAAAGAGAGTAATTCCACATCGACACTTACACTGAAGCTCACATCTCACTGGGCTAACTACAACCAGAAGGGCGGAAGATATACCAGTGATTCTATACAGCAGGGTATCCACAGCGGAGACCGCATATTTAAGTACGCCCACGAAGAAAGCTCGGACTCTCTAGGATGGGGTAAACGATAACTCAGGAGCACACATTATGGCCTTAGGACTTATAGCCCTAGTGGTATCAATAGCATCTGTAGTCGCCTCTGTGGCGATGGGTGCTAAACAAAAGAAAGAAATGGAAGACCAGCAAGCTGGTATCTTAATTCAGAAGCAAGGGGGTAGCCATCCTATCCCGTTGATTTATGGTAAGCGACGTGTTGCTCCTATTAAGGTTTGGGAAGATATCTCTAGGCAACGACTGCCTATACCCTCAGTAGCGACTGTCGCTGATTCAGGCTTCACACATAACGGAGAGTTCTCCTACGCGTCCTCTAGAGACGATAAGGACTTCCTACACCGTATCGACGTTTGGTGTCTGGGTGAAATAGAGAGTATTAACTATTATGAGATTGATGATGACCCTATGACTCATAAGCGATTCATCAACGCTAAAAGTAATCGCCCTTACTTTAGATCTTTAAATAAACATGGATCAACTAGTCAGACAATGTTTTCCCAGTTAGCCGCTGGGTTTGATGGTATTACTACCGACATGAGAGGCAAAGGCATCTGCTGGTCATGGGACAGCTTCCTATACACGGCGGACACCCCTAAGTACTACGGAGATCCTAAACTTACAGCAGAAATCAAAGGATTAAAGGTCTGGGACCCTAGGGCTAACCCTAGTAATTCTGCGATCAAAGCATGGTCCGATAACCCTGCACTTATACTATTAGACTACTTAACGTCTGAGCACGGTAAGGGGCTTAGTATCACTGATCTAGATATCCCTAGCTTTAAGGATGCCGCTGATGAGTGTGATGTAGTAGTTAGCCTGCCGTCTCAGAACCCTGAGACTACTGGAAGGTTAATATATGACCCTGAGACTGGAGAGTATGTATACGTGCCTGCTGGGAGTTACAACCCTAACGCAAACACTACTGCAACTCAGAAGCGCTTCACATGTAATCTTGTCATACAGCCCGACGTGGATAGTAAGGAGAACGTGTCGGAGATTCTAAAGACATTTAAAGGCTCCCTTCCATTTGTTAATGGTAAATATGTTGTCTCTATGGAGATAGCTGGTACTTCCTCAATGTCATTCAGTAATGATAATGTTATCGGGGGTGTTGCTATAGCCTACGCTGATAGGTCTAAGCGCCTAAATCAGGTTACTGTCAAGTTCCCTAATGCCGCTAAGTCATACAAGGAAGATGCGGTGACATGGCCTACCGATTCTAGTACAGCCTACGCTACGTATCTAACACAAGATAACAATGAAAAACTGAACACAGAAGCTACTCTCTCAGGTGTAACTAGTCACGCACAAGCTCTAGACATGGCTGAGTTCATGGTAAAGGACTCACGCAATCAGCAGATAGTTACCTTTAAAGCTCAGCCTCTTGCCATGCAGTTAGAGCCTAATGACATTATTACTGTATCTACAGGTGCTCTAGGACTAACTAACAAGCCTTACAGAGTTAGATCAGTTAGGATAAATAACGACCTCACAGTGGAGATATCTGCTCAAGAATACTATGCGAATATTTACCCGTGGAACGTAACAGAACCTGAGCCTGCACCTGAGTATGTGCCAAGTACTATATTCGATGAGCCTGCTGATATGCAGAATGTAACTGCTACTGGTGTTACCTTGTTAAATCAAGATACTACCGCTATAACGCACATTACAGTCGCTTGGGATTCGATTGTTACGGGTACATCTACTGTAGAGACGATTCTAATAGGTCATAAGCTGACTACTGAAATTGAGTACACATGGACTATATGTCCTAACGACCAGACTCAGCAGGTAATCACTGGGCTAATTGATGACGTAACCTACGACATAATCGCTAGATACAGGAACATCGTAGGCACTACGTCTGGTGATGTGACTCTTCAATGTACTACGCCTAACTCTAATACAGGCTTTACTGATGGAGCCGATGGAGCCGATGGAGCCGATGGTGCTGATGGTGCTGACGGTGCTGACGGTGCTGATGGTACTAACGGTGTTGATGGTATCAATGGTATTAATGGACTGGACGGCGCTAATGGTGTCGATGGTATTGATGGTACTAACGGTCTTAACGGTGACGCTGGTGCTGATGGTCAGACTTCATACTTCCACATAGCCTACGCTGATTCTGTAGCTGGTGCTGGGTTCTCTCAGTCCCCTAGTGGTAAGGACTATATAGGTACTTACGTAGACTTCACTCAGACTGACTCCTCTACTGCTTCTGATTACACATGGAAGCTAATAGCTGGTGCTCAGGGTGATGATGGTACGGATGGTATCAATGGTACTAACGGGATCGACGGAACTACTCAATATCTACACATAGCTTACGCTGATGATATTAATGGTAACGGGTTCTCTCAGTCCCCTACGAATAAGAACTTTATAGGTACTTACGTAGACGGTAACTCTACTGACTCCTCTACTGCCTCGGACTACACATGGACTCTGTATGTCGGTGCTGATGGTGCTGATGGTGTTGACGGTCAGGATGGTATTAATGGACTAGATGGCGCTGATGGTGTCGATGGAATTGATGGTACTAACGGTATCAACGGTGTAGATGGTTCTAATGGTCAGACTTCATACTTCCACATAGCCTACGCTGATTCTATAGCTGGTGCTGGGTTCTCTCAGTCTCCGAGTGGTAAGGACTATATCGGTACATATGTAGACTTCACTCAGACTGACTCTACTACCGCTTCTGATTACACATGGAAGCTAATAGCTGGTGCTCAGGGTGAAGATGGTGCAGATGGTATCGATGGTGATAATGGAATCGATGGTACTACACAGTATCTTCATATTGCTTATGCTGATGATGTTAGCGGTAACGGGTTCTCTCAGTCCCCTACGAATAAGAACTTTATAGGTACTTACGTAGACGGTAACTCTACTGACTCCTCTACTGCCTCTGACTACACATGGACTTTATATGTTGGTGCTGACGGTACTGATGGGTCTGATGGTGAGGACGGTGCTGATGGTCAAGATGGTACTAATGGTCTAGACGGCGCTGATGGTGTCAATGGTATTGATGGTACTAATGGTATCAACGGTGTTGATGGTTCTAATGGTCAGACCTCTTACTTCCATGTAGCCTATGCTGATGATGCTAGTGGTACTGGCTTCTCGCAGTCTCCCAGTGGTAAGGACTATATCGGTACATACGTAGACTTCACACAGACGGACTCTACTACCGCTTCTGATTATACTTTCCAGCTAATACGTGGTGCTCAAGGTGACGATGGCGCTGATGGTATTAATGGCGATAATGGTATCGACGGAACTACCCAATATCTACATATAGCTTATGCTGATGATATTAACGGTAATGGCTTTAGTCAATCACCTACTAACAAGGACTTTATAGGTACTTATGTAGACAGTAATTCTACTGACTCTTCTACCGCATCTGATTACACATGGACTCTATACGTAGGTTCTAATGGTACTGATGGTGAAGACGGTATTGATGGTATTGATGGTACTAATGGTATTAATGGTACTAATGGTATTAATGGGATCGACGGTGCTAATGGTCAGACTTCATACTTCCATGTGGCTTATGCAGATACTATATCTGGTGGTGGATTTTCTCAGTCCCCTAGTGGTAAGGACTATATAGGTACTTACGTAGACTTCACTCAGACTGACTCTACTACCGCTTCTGATTACACATGGAAGCTAATAGCTGGTGCTCAGGGTGAAGATGGTACAGATGGTATCGATGGTGATAATGGAATCGACGGAACTTCTCAATATCTACATATAGCTTATGCCGATGATATTAACGGTAATGGATTTAGTCAGTCACCCACTAACAAGGACTATATAGGCACTTACGTAGACGGTAACTCTACTGACTCTACTAGTGCTTCTGATTACACATGGACTCTATACGTAGGTTCTAATGGTACTGATGGTGAAGACGGTATTGATGGTATTGATGGTACTAATGGTATTAATGGGATCGACGGTGCTAATGGTCAGACTTCATACTTCCATGTGGCTTATGCAGATACTATATCTGGTGGTGGATTTTCTCAGTCTCCCAGCGGTAAGGACTATATAGGTACTTACGTAGACTTCACTCAGACTGACTCTACTACCGCTTCTGATTACACATGGAAGCTAATAGCTGGTGCTCAGGGTGACGATGGTACAGATGGTATCGATGGTATTAACGGAATCGATGGAACTACACAGTATTTGCACATAGCTTATGCCGATGATATTAACGGTAATGGATTTAGTCAGTCACCCACTAACAAGGACTATATAGGCACTTACGTAGACGGTAACTCTACTGACTCTACTAGTGCTTCTGCTTATACATGGACTAAGTATGTTGGTGCTGATGGTGCTGATGGTGCTGATGGTGCTGATGGTAATGATGGTAATGATGGTATTGATGGTATTGATGGTACTGATGGTGTCAGCGTATCTACTTACTTACATTTAGCTTGGGCTGATGATATTAACGGTAATGGTTTTTCTACGTCTGGGGTTAATAAGGCCTATATAGGTACTTATACTGACACCAATGCTACAGCGTCAACTAGTGCTAGTGCTTATGCGTGGCGGCTATTTATGGGTCCTAGAGGCCCTCGTGGTCTCGATGGGCCTGTCGGCCCTATTGGAGGTGATGGTCCTCAAGGACCCTCCGGAGGTGCAGGTCCAAGAGGCCCTTTAGGCCCTAATGGTCCAACAGGTCCAACAGGCCCTTATGGTCCAACAGGTCCAATAGGACCCTCGGGTGGCACAGGTCCAATAGGACCCTCGGGTGGCACAGGTCCAATAGGACCCTCGGGTGCCACAGGTCCAATAGGACCCTCGGGTGCCACAGGTCCAGTCGGTGGTATAGGTCCTAGAGGGTATATAGGTCTTACCGGTGGCACAGGTCCAACAGGACCCTCGGGTGCCACAGGTCCAGCCGGTGGTATAGGTCCTAGAGGGTATATAGGTCTTACCGGTGGCACAGGTCCAATAGGACCCTCGGGTGCCACAGGTCCAGCCGGTGGCACAGGTCCAATAGGCCCCTCGGGTGCCACAGGTCCAGCCGGTGGTATAGGTCCAGCCGGTGGTATAGGTCCTAGAGGGTATATAGGTCTTACCGGTGGCACAGGTCCAACAGGACCCTCGGGTGGTATAGGTCCAATAGGACCCTCGGGTGCCACAGGTCCAGCCGGTGGTATAGGTCCTAGAGGGTATATAGGTCTTACCGGTGGCACAGGTCCAATAGGCCCTACAGGCCCTACAGGCCCTACAGGTACTACTGGTACCACAGGTCCACGAGGCCTACAAGGTCTTACCGGTGGCACAGGTCCAACAGGCCCTACAGGCCCTACAGGCCCTACAGGTACTACTGGTACCACAGGTCCACGAGGCCTACAAGGTATTGCCGGTGGTATAGGTCCTAGAGGGTATATAGGTCTTACCGGTGGCACAGGTCCAACAGGCCCTACAGGCCCTACAGGCCCTACAGGTACCACAGGTCCACGAGGCCTACAAGGTATTGCCGGTGGAACTGGCCCGAGAGGCCTACAAGGTATTACCGGTGGTATAGGCCCCAAAGGCGACACAGGTAATCAAGGCCTTACAGGCCCTACAGGCCCTACTGGTACCACAGGTCCACGAGGCCTACAAGGTATTGCCGGTGGAACTGGCCCGAGAGGCCTACAAGGTATTACCGGTGGTATAGGCCCCAAAGGCGACACA